CTCCCCGACGGTCAACAAACTCCATAAGATCACAAAATGGAAAGTCTCTACCTACGATGATGGAAAGTGAGTGGGATGATGGGTGACACCCTGTTCGACATCGGCGGCCCCACGCGCGGGCGCCCCGTCTCGAAGATCGGCGGGCGTGTTCGGACGGCGCTGAACGCGGCGACGCACCTCGAACCGGCAGACCAGGCACTCCGCTACCTCGCCGAGCGCATCTCGACGGACATCGACCGGACCTCGGATGTGCGGGAGTTGGCGGTCCTGTCGAAGGCGCTGCGTGAGATTCTGGCTGAACTGGCGATGACCCCGCAGTCGCGTGCGCGCCTGGGCAGCCCGGCCGCGAAGGAGGACGATCCGATTGACAGCCTTAGAAGCGACGCCGCTGCCCTTCGCGACCTTCGCGTCGTCCCCCGCTGACCGTCGCAGCTGCGGCCCGGCCGCGGCGTGGCTTGCCCAGTTGGGCGGGGTGGACCTGTTCGGCTGGCAGCGCGGTGTCCTCGATGTGGCGCTGGAGGTGGAGGCCGGCCGGTTGGCGCGGTCTCCGGTGACGGTGGTGTGCCCGCGCCGCAACGGGAAGACGGCGATGGTGATCGCGCGCGCCCTGTACGGCTGTTTGGTGCTCGGTGAGAACGTCACGTACACGGCGCACAAGTTCGACACGGCGATTGAGACGTTCCGTGCGTTCGCGTCGATCGTGGAGGAGACCCCGGCGCTGCGCCGGCACCGCCGCCACATCTACAACACCAACGGCAAGGAGCGCATCAGTTTCACCAACGGTGCGAACTTCGCCATCCGTGCGCGCACCGCGTCGGGCGGTCGAGGGTTGGAGACCGACTGCCTGATCATGGATGAGGCGCTGGAGTTGAACGCCGACCAGATGGCCGCGTTGACGCCGCTGCTGGCGAAGGCGCGCGCCCAGGGCGGCGGGCAGATATGGTTCCTGTCCTCTGCCGGGCACGGCCGGTCCAAGCAGTTGTCCGGCATCCGCGACCGCGGACGGACGAACCTCGACGACACCGGCTCGGCGTATTTCGAGTGGGCTGCGCCGCGCGGGATCAACCTGGACGACCGCTCCCAGTGGGCCGCGGCGAACCCGAGCCTCGGAACGGACATCCTCGACCATGACTTCTTGGCGACGCAGCGGCTCCTCCTCGACGATGAGGGGTTCGGCCGTGAGCACCTCGGATGGTGGACCGATGAGATCGCCGAGCCGTTCCTGACGCCGGGGATGTGGGAGGCGCTGGTCCCGGATGAGCATCCGGAGTTGTCGGATCCGGCCGGTATCATGCTCGGCCTCGAGTCGGATCCGGCGGGGACGGTCGCCGTGGTTGCCCGCCCGACGGTGTCGGGGTTGTGGGTGGAGCGGGTGAAGACGTGGGAGCCGGAAGCGGAGCCGTCGGCCATCGCCGCGTCGGTGATCGCATGGTGCCGCAAGCACCGCCCGACGTCGGTCGCATCGGATCGGAAGTCCTCCGGGCTGCTCGTCGAGCACCTCCGGGCGGCGCGGCTGCCGATCCGCCAGTTGGACTACCAGGCGGTCGTCGATGCGACGGGCCTGTTCGTGGCGGAGGTCCGTGCGGGCCGGATCCATCATCCCGGTGATCCGCAGCTCGACGAGCACATCGGCAATGCGGGGACGAAACCGGCCGGTGACGGGTATCTGCGGTTGTCGCGGACGGCGTCGACGGGTCCGTCGGCTGCGGCGTTCGCGGCTGTCGCTGCGGTGTGGGCGTCGCACGCCCCGGCGCCGGGGATGCCCTCGATCGTCCTGCCGGAGTAATGTCATAGCGGTTTCCGCGAAATACGCGGACTGTCACACCGTCCTGCTATGCTGCGGGTGCTCCTTCAGTTCCGACGCTGTCTGGTAAGAGGCGGCCGCCAATCCCCCCCGGCGGCCGCCTTCAGCGTCTCAAGGGACACGCCGACTCCGCACGCAGCACGCCGGTTTGTCATCCCGGCATGTTTGGTTTTCCGTTGTGGGAATCTTCGATGCCTTCCGACCGAACGCCGGGCTGCGCATCGAGGCGTCCGGCCTGTCCACCGGCTGGATGCCCGAACCTCCGCGCCCCGCATACACGGTGACGGCGGCTGACATCGCCGGGATCGTCGGGTCGTGGATCTCGACGGAGACGGCGATGCAGGTACCGGCGTTCGCGCGCGGGCTGTCGCTGATCTGCGGTGTCGCATCCGGCTTCCCCCTCCGTTCATACGGGGCGGCGACGCCAAGGCTGCTTCAGGGAAGCCGGATGTCGACCCATGCGACGGATGCGTCGCTGATCTCGGCGACCGTGTCGGATCTGGTCTGCCGCGGCCGGGCCGCGTGGAAGTTCGACGCGACCCGCTCCCATGTCCGCCGGTTGCGGCCCGACGTCGTGCAGCCGGTGACCTCCGACGTGTGGGCCGACCCGGACGGGTGGGCCGTCGACGGCCGTGTCGACCCCGACATCCTCGTGTTCGACAACGGGTCGGGATGCCTGGACCACGGGTGGCCGGCCATCCGCACCGCGCTCGCGCTGGAGCAGGCATCGTCCACCATCGCGAACTCGCCGCTGCCGTCGACGGTGCTGAAGTCGACGGGGATCGACCTCGACGACGCCGACGCCCAGTCGCTGCTGGAGGCGTGGGAGCGCGCACGCCGCACCCGGTCGACCGCCTACCTCTCCTCAGCGGTCGACATGCAGGCGGTCGGGTGGAACGCCTCCGAGATGCAGCTCGTCGAGGCCCGCGCCCATGCCGCCTCGGAGATGGCCCGGCTGCTGAACCTCGACGGCTACTGGGTGGGCGCGCAGGCCGCAGGATCGTCACTCACCTACCAGAACCGGCAGGAGTTGAACCAGTCGCTGCTCGACCTGACGGTGCTGCCGGTGCTGCGGGTCATCGAGCAGGGGCTGTCAGGTTTCCTGTCCGACGGGTCGACCCGCCACATCGTCCGGTTCGACGTCGCCGCGTTCACCCGCGCCGAACTGGCCGAGCGGGTCGCCGCGCTGACCGCCTATGTCACCGCGGGGATCCTCACCATCGACGAGGCCCGCGCCCATGAACCGCTGATCCGCGAAGGAGTCATCCCCGAATGAGAATCCGCATGACCGCCGCGCTCGTCGAGGCATCCGAGGACGCCTCCACGATCACCGGCCTGCTCATCCCGTTCCACGACGCGGCATCACCCAGCGTCGGCCCGGCGGTCGTCCGGTTCGACGCCGACGGGATGCACTCGTTCGCCGACCGGGTGTGGCTCAACGAGGAGCACGAGGAGACCCGCCGCCTCGGGTTCGCCCGATCCACCCACGTCGACGCCGACGGGATCTGGGCGACGTTCACGATCCTGCCGACGCAGCGCGGACGCGACGCCATCATCGAGGCGAACAGCGCCGCCCGCGACGGCCTGTCCGTCGAGGCCGAGATCGTGCTGCACGAGGACATCGACGGGATCACCGTCGTGAAGGCGTCCACGATCACGGGCGCCGCGCTGACGATGCGCCCGGCGTTCACGTCGGCGCGTGTCACCGTCGCCGCGACCGAAGCCGAACCCGAACCCGCAGATTCCGACCCGGCGGATCCGGGAACCGAAGAAACCGAGAGGGAAGACATGACCGTCGATCCGCCCATCTACGCCTCCAACCGTCTGCCCAGCGCGGGCGAGTACATCCTCGCCGCGGCGAAGGGCGACCTCGCCGGGATCACCCAGATGATCCGCGCCGCCGCGCCGCACACCCTGTCCACCGATGTCGCGGGTCTCATCCCCGATCCGATCGTCGGCGGGCTGATGAAGCAGTACGTCGCCGAGTCGCCGCTGTTCGACGCCCTCGGCAACCGCACCGCGCCGAACACGAACTCGTTCCAGGTGCCGCTGGTGACGACCCGTGTGGAGCCGGCCGCCGCGGCGGCTGAGAAGTCCGACGTCACCAAGCAACTCGTCATCGGCAGTGTCCAGGTCGACATGGTCGCCCTGAAGCGCGCCATCAACCTGTCCGAGGAGGCCATCCTCTACTCGCAGCTCGACCTGCTGTCGATCGCCGCCGAGCAGTTGACGGAGGCCGTCATCTCCGGCCGGGAGAAGGTCGCCGCCGACGCCATCACCGCCGCAACTTCACAGAATGCGAAAGTCACTATCGCGCTGAACGGCTCCGACGCATGGTCGAAGCTCGCGAACGCCACCGCGGTCGCCTTCGCCGCGACCGGGTCGCGCCCCAACCTCGCCGCCCTCGACCCCACCACCTGGGCGAAGCTCGCAGGATTCACCAACACCAACGGCGCGCCGCTGATCGGCGGGATGAACCAGAACCTCGACGGCTCGAACGGCACCCTGTTCGGCCTGCCCGTCGTCGTGTCCCCGTCGCTGACGAAGTCCTACCTCGTCGACAAGCGCCTCGTCGGATCGTGGTCCAACGGCAACATCCGGATGCGCGTCGACGAGCCGACGATCCTCGGCCGCGCCCTCGGTGCCCTCCACTCGGTCGGCATCTCCGTCGCGTCCGGCAAGGGCCTGACCGAGATCGCGGTCGCCACGTCGTGACGATGACACCCACCGGTGACGACCTCGCCGGGAGGCTCGGCCTCCCGGCGGGGGACCCCCGCATGGATGACGCCATCCGCGTCGCCATCGGGATACTCGCCGGACGGGTCGACCGGATCAAAGCCGCGGCGTACCCCGAGATCTACCGCGAGGGCGTGCTTCAGCTCGCCGTGAAGGTGTGGGAGACCGGGACGCGCGGCATGGGTCCGGTGTTCGGCTCGGAGGGCGAGTTCCTCATCCCCACCCAGCAGGCCACGGCCGGGATGTGGCGGTCGGTCGTCGGGATCGTGCAGCCGATCCTCCTCAACGGCGGGGTCGTCATCGGATGAGCGCCGCCGATGCCGTCGACAACGCCTGGGCGCGGATCCACACCGCGCTGACCGCCGCCGGTTTCGCCGTGACCACGACACGGCCGACCGCGGTCGGCCAGTTGCAGTGCGCGCTGTACCCCGGCGACCCGGCGTACCGGTTCGCGATGCTCGCCGGTCGGCTCGACGTCGCCGTCGACGTCGTCATCTACGCCCCCGCAACCCATTCGCTGCAGGCGCTCACCGCGCACGCGGCGTCCGCGTCGGCTGCGCTGTCCGCAGCAGGCATCCGCAACAGCCCGCCCGAGCGGTTCACCGTGAACCCCGACGTCGGCGTCATCTCGATCAGCATCCCAACCATCCTCCCGGAGGACATCACATGAGCACCCGCGTCACTCTCGGCCCCGGCACGGTGTCGGTGAAGGTCGGCAACGGAACCGCCCAGCAGTTCGAGGCCGAGTGCAAGTCCGCCTCGATCACCCACGAGTACGAGGACATCGGCGAGAACCGGACCTACATGGACGGGCACGTACACGGCGGCAACAAGTCGCGCAGCGACGGCTTCAAAGCCAGCCTGGACAACAACTTGGAGGCCGACGGGCTGTACAAGTTCCTGATCGACAACGACATGAAGGAAGCCGATCTGGAGTTCATGCCGAACACGACGGCCGGGGCGAAGTGGACCGGGAAGGTGACCCTGTCGCTGCCGTCCGAGCTCGGCGCCGACGAGTACGGCAGCGTGCTCGCCTCGGACGTCGAGTGGGCCGGTGTCGGCACGTTCACGTTCACCCCGGCGACGGATACGACGCCGTGAAGGGCCTCGTCACCCTCGACGAGCCGGAGACCTCGTTCATGCTCGAATGGGACGCCCGGGACAACCGGCGTGCCGAGGTATCCGCGGCGAAGACGTTCGGCTTCGCCGTCGGCACGTCCGCGGAGGTCATCGCGAAGGCCGTCCCGAACTCCTACCTCGCCCTCATCGTCTACAGCGCGGCGAAACGGCAGGGACTCTTCGACGGAAGTTTCGCAGACTGGAATGTTCGGTATGTCGATACCGAGATCGACGACGCCGGGGGCGACGGCCTGCCGGACCCTACCAGCCCGGATCATGGAACCGACTCCTAGTCGAACTGGCCGTCGAGACCCGCACGTCGGTCCTCTCATGGATCGACGCGATGGACCATGATCCGGCACTAGTCAGCACCGCCGTCGACGTGCTCGCCGAGCGCGCCAAACAGATGCGGAAGAAGGGGAAGTGATGGCCGACGCCGGATACAAGGTGGTCGGTGGCCGCGAACTCCGCAAAGCGCTCAAAGCCGCCGCCGGCAACCTGAAGGACATGAGCCGAGCGCACCGCCACATCGCCTCGATCGTCCTGCCCGAGGCGCAGCGCCGCGCCCCCGTGTGGACCGGGGCGCTGCGCTCCACCCTCCGCGCCTCCGGGACAGCCACCCAGGCGCGCATCACCGCCGGCGGCAAGCCGAAGGGCCGCTACGTCCGGAAGCGGAAGCTGCGCGACGGCCGGATCGTCGACCAGCCGAACCGCCCGATCACCACGGTCGGCTACGCCTGGATCGTCGAGCACCGCCAGTGGTTCATCTCATCCTCGATCAGGACAACCCGGCCGCAGTGGCTCGCCGCGTATGCCAGACACGTCGACGACATCGTGGGAAGGATCAGCAATGGCTGACGCCAAGGTCACCGTCCAGATCCTCGCCGACGCCACCAAAGCGCGGCAGGGATTCCAAGAGGCGGAGAAGGCCGTCGGCGGGTTCGAGGAGAAACTGAACAAGGCGTCTGCGATCGCCACGGGGGCGCTCGCCGGGGTCGGTGCCGCCGCATGGGATGCGGGGAAGAAAGCCGCCGAGTTCGCAGACGCCTCTAGCGCCGCCGGGGTGATCTTCGGAGACAAATTCGGCAAAGAAATCGTCGACTGGTCGAAACAAGCCGCGACCACGATGGGTGTCGGGCAGCAAGCCGCCATCGATGCGGCGAACAACTTCGCGACGTTCGGCAAATCCGCCGGTCTCGCCGGGGAAGACTTGTCGTGGTTCGCGCAGTCCAACGCACAGTTGGCCGCCGACCTCGCCTCATTCAAAGGCACCAGCCCCGAGCAAGCCATCGAAGCACTCGGCGCGGCTTTCCGTGGCGAAGCCGAACCGATGCGGCAGTTCGGTGTGCTGTTGGATGACGCATCCATGCGCGAAGAAGCGTTGCGCATGGGGATGATCAAAAACACCAAAGAAGCACTCACACCGCAGCAGAAGGTGTTGGCGGCGCAGTCGCTGATCTGGAACCAAACCTCCGACGCCCAAGGCGACTTCGCCCGCACCTCCGACAGCGTCGCGAATCAGCAGAAGACGATGACGGCGCAGATCGACAACGCCCGTATCGCCATCGGTGACGGGTTGCAACCGGCGATGGCGAAAATCCTCCCCTACCTCGTGAAGGCCGCCGAGTGGGTCGGGCAGAACGCCGGACTCGTCCTGAAGTTGGCTGGCGGTATCGCCGCACTGTCGGCAGCCGTCCTCGTCGTCAACGGTGCGATGAAGGCCTACCGGGCGACACAACTCGCGGTCACCACGGTGACGAAACTGCTCACGGTCGCGAAGAATGCGCAGTGGTTGACGACGTTGCGGATGCGGGCGGGCATGTTGGCGTGGATCGCCGCCGCCGGTATCGCCCGGGCCGCCTCCGTGGTGTGGACCGGAGTCCAATGGGCGCTCAACGCGGCGTTGAACGCCAACC